CGAGAAACGATAGAATCGAAGTCGGCCAAAGTGGTTGGGTTACCACCGCCCCATACGTTTCCACGGTCGTTTACTACGTAGAACACACCTTCAGAACCTTTGTAACCGGCAGCAGTAGCACCTGAACCACTTACGGCAGGAACTGCTTCGATCATAGCGGTTTCCAAATAGTCTTCGAAACGCAAACGAGTCTCATGCTCAGACTTCAAGTACCACAAGAACCCAGATGCACCATTCTCGGTAGTAACCTCGATCCATCCGATCTGAGCCATGTCAGAACCAGATACCGCGTACTTATCCTTGATGATGATAGGACTGTTGTCGTAGATGTCATCTTCTGCTTCCAAAGAACCTTGCATTCCGTTAGTTCCTTTTTTGAATTCAGAACCGTAGATGAAGATTGTGAAAGTGTTGGCAGTAGATGCGTTGGTCATACCGGCTGCTTCATAGAAAGCAACAGTGATTTGCGCATTTGCAGTATCCACGCTAGTGATGATCGCTTTGTTCTGGGTAGGACCAGCAACGTTAGGGGTAATCACTACAGTTTGGCCTGCACGCAAAGCGATGCTACCAGCAGTCAAACCAATAGAAGCACGGTTAGGAACCAATACATCATTGAGTACTTGATGTGCAAACGGCCTTGTTCAGCCCATTTGATCATGTCTGAGTTGGATGGCATTTCAGCGCCAACCATACGCAAGAAAGAAGCGATAGTACGATTACCGTAACGCTCAAATTCTTTCTCGTAAGTATCAGGAAGATACTGGTTCAAGAAGTTGAAGTCGGTAATGTAGTTAGTAGATAGGGGGACCTGTTGCGCACTCGGCTGCAACTGATAGGTCGGGGTAGATAAAACTGCCATTGTAGTTTAATTTTTCTTTGTTGTAGTTAGATTTTTTTCATGCTTCGGATTCTCAAACCTTTGCCGGAATCAGGGTTCACCGATTTAACCTGGAACCCGTCTTTCACCGTTGACTGAGGGGCCTGTCTTTCGCTCATATTAATGTTCTTAATTTTGCGATTGACATCCTCTGTCGCTGCTGACATGCCTTGCTCATAAAAGAACTTGGCAAACCTTTCGGGGTTCATTGCCACCGCCAACGCTCTATGGTAACCCGCTGCATCCTTGATCATCCCGCTCTCATCCAAGTACTTCGATATGAAGTTCGTTGGTGTCAGTTGGGCTTTCTTCAATTCAGCAGCATCCCCCGGGGCGAAACGTACAACCTGGTCATTCAACTTGAACTCAAAACCTTTGAACTCACTGTTAAATACCTCGTCGGTTTTCTTTGAAAACCAATCACGCTTACGCTCGGCTTCTTGCTCCATAGTTTTCGCCTGCGATATATATTGCTTGTATGCCTGCAACTCCTCTTTTTCTTCGGGAGAAACGTCTGCCGTTCTTGACTCAAGGGGCATTTTGTATTTCTCTTTCTGAGTAGTGAAGTATTGCTTGGCTTCTGCAATCATTTTTTTCTTGGCCAGTTTGGCTTTCTTGATAGTCGAGTCATCGTCCAAGTCCTCATTGTATGAGTAGTCTTCCATCATGACATCGATATCTTCGTCGTCCAAACCAACCTGTGTTGACTTGAAGTAACTGCGTAAGATGTTGTCAGGGTCCATTGTGTCGAAGTCTTCTTTCAACTTGAGGAAGTCTTCAAACCCACGGCCTGTCTCTTTGCGGTACTTCAAATATGCTGATACGTCCTCGGGCAATTGCTCGTCGGATCTCTCAGAGACCAACTCATCAAATGAGTTGATTTGTTTATTGTAGCGCTTGCTAATATATGAAAGAACGTCTTCCTCCTGTAACTCAGCACTCTGTGGTTGTGGCTCTGGCTGCGGCTCTGGCTGCAACTCAGGCTCTAACTCGGGTGTTGGCTCAGGAGCCGGCGCGGGAGTTCTCTGATGGTCCATCGATACGGCTTGCACCTGTATCTGTTCCTCATGCTTGTTCAGCAATTCTTCTTCCAACTCTTGTACGCCTTTACTTTCGATTGGCCTTACTTCTCTTACTTTGATTTCCATTTGATTAGATTTAATTTTTTACAAATTTATATATTTTTTCGAATATGGTTTAGCGAGGCTCGAATGTGCCTACGCATAAGCCAAATATGTTTTGTTTTTTCTGAACCCTGTTAAAAAACCACTCAATGTACTTTTGTTTATATCATAGCACCTAGCAGCCTCTGCAATGCAATCATAAAAAACACCATTTTGAGTGTTTACGACAATCCTTGACTTGTAATTGTTGGCGCCCGATTGGCTTTTGCTCCTTTTCTCAATAACATCTTTTGGTATTTTTCTTCCCTTCAAAGCATTGGATATGTTTTGCCTTCTTTCAATAGAGAATTTTTTATTTTTATTGGATTCAGATATCTTATCTCTTGTTTCTTTGGAGACAAATCTACCAATCAATCCTTTAGATATCTTGACTTTGCTTTCTTCCGTATGTCTAAACCCTGTTAAAGTGTTTGATATCTTCAGTTTTGTTTCTTCTGACAATACCTTAATAGAACTATTGGTTGAAACTAAGTTACAATTCAATCCTTGCTTTCCTAAAACATTATAAAAATCTTGCCAATATCTTTCTCTTTCATTCAACAATTCAACGGAACACTCTTCTATTACCTCAAATATATGATTATCAACGCCATACTTTACAAAAGAATTGTAGATTCTCAATTGTGATTTACACTTCAATTTTTTATACGTACAGAATCTTGAATCAATATCTATCGATTGGCCTACATATACATACCCTAATGGCGATATTATTTTATATATGCCTATCATCTTACATCAAATTCTTTCAACGAAAAGCCATCAAGCGAGTCTTCATTTGACTCGAAGTTGATTGGCGGTAGGTCGTTCTTGCGCTGATTGATCAACTTGGATTGCTCCGAGTTCTGTTGACTAATCCGCTTTGCCTTGGCTTCTTCCTTGGACATCTCTCTGCTAGTCAATGTTTGGTTGTTCAATCCGGCAATCGCCATGTTGTACTTGAACTCCTCACCCATCAACTGTTGCTTCAGTCCGGCCTCTGCCTTCATGCGCTCAATCTCAAAGGCCACTTCAGCCTGCTTGACACGCATCTTAGATTGGCCTTCTGCCTCGATCTTCATCATGGCAGATTGAGAAGCCATCTGCTGGAGTTCCATGTTCTGTTGAGCAACCATCTGTTGCTTCATCATTTCCATTTTGTCCCTCTGCTCTTGCAACTTCATACGCTTAACCTTCAGCAATTGGTTTGCCATCTTAAGGTTCTTGATCTCGCGGATATCAATTGCATCCTCAAGATTGATGTCACCCTTTGATAAAGCCATCTGAATGTTGGCCTCCAACTGCGCGCGCTGCTCTTCGTCGGGGGCAATCTCCAAGAAGATACCAAAGTCATAGATGTATAACTCCTTGATTTCCTCCAAGATAGAGACGTTGTACTTTCCGATACGACTGATGAAGTCGTCTTTGAAGTCTGCGTATTGCAGGATGTCCGCAACGCGGTAGGTCAATGCTTCTGCGATTGATCTGAATATGTATATAGGCGTTGCCTGTTCCCAAATCAACCTCGTTCAAACCATCGGCATCGATGAATACACCATCAGGTACTGTACGAGCAATTACTTGTTGCAACTTCAAGTGAGTCAATTGAATCAAGTCAGCGAATGGAATCATTCTGCGAACCAAAGACTCAATAGTTCCTTTGTACATACGAGGCGCACATGCCACATAGTTTGGCAATGCATGCTGTACAGAAGACTTGGGACGTACCATGTTCTTGGACATCTCCCACTTCAATAAGTAGTTGGTACCCATGACCATAACGCCCTCATACCATACATCGATGGTCTTCTCTACTCTCTCGAACTTGCCATCCTCCATCATATCCATTGGTGGATTGAAGGTGTCATCTTTCTCAATGTAGCGGACGCCCCCACCCTCTAGATACTTCTTCTTATAAACAATCTTCTTGGTGGTTTTATAGTTAAAGTAAAGGAGAGTGGTGGTGTCCCTATAGAATAGGGTGTTCTGATAGAACTGAGCCACGTTGTAATAGTTGTACCAGTTCTGACTGCTCTTGGCAATTTCTTCCAAGTCAGCATTGGTCAGCGTGGGGTCTATCTTTAGTAACTCAATAATTGGTAATGATTTAATCTCGCCCCAATAGAAGCAATCTTTGAAGTATGGGTCTTCAGTGTAACTGTAAACCACGTTAGCGGGGTCTACGTAAGACACTTGAACACCTGCGCCGGGGAGAAACTCGTGCTTGGTTACACCGATACCAATGACAGTCATGTCGTAGTCGACACGCTTTCTCAAGTCGAGATACTTGTTCTCGTCAAGGATGGTATTGATGGCTTCCTCTTCTGCAATCTCAATCGCTGGCTTGTATTTCAACTGCATGTACAATGCCAACTCCTCATCGTTAGATGGGAGATCCTCGGGGTTAACCGTGAATGCACTGATGCCTGTACGCTGTTGAACAATCTCTAGGATATCCTTTGATACCATCTGAGATTCGATAATGTCTTGGTATTTGCTACGCTTTGCCTGAGACAATGCGTCCTGTGAGTAAGCCTTTACCTTGAACAATCTGTCTGACATTCCGTTCACCACGATATCCACAAACTTTGGGATAACCGGTACTGGTGTCCAGTCCAAATTCAAGTAAGACAAGTCGCCATCGATAGCGAGTTCGTTCTTGTACTTCTGCACAGACTGCTCACCACGAGCGTAAAGTCTGAGTCTGTGGAAGTCTCTCCACTGACCGTAGTATCTACATTGGTTTCCGTCTTTGCGAAACCACTCATATTGGATGGCTTGCCCAATTTGTATACCGTATTCAGCCGACGCTTTTTCCTGATCAGAGACGAACTGATCTGGGAATCCCGTGGCTGATATATTAACTAAGACGTCCTTCATCGAATGATTTCACTTATATCCCCTTTGTTTGAGTACCTTGCAAAAGTAATGCTAATTTTTGATTCTTTTTTTTCAGGTAAATATAGGTGTTTTTGATTTGCCATAATAGCAAGCCCCGAACTGATTGACGCATCGAAGCGCGTCCTGTTGGATATATCGAACTTTGCCCAGTCTTCAAGCGTCTTATTGAACGGCATTGTGCCTATCAAATCAGAGTCTCTGTACCGCCCTTCAAAGTCAAACCCGATGTGCTTCTCAATGTAGGACTCGATGGCCGCAGCATGCGACTGCCTCACGTCCTCCGATGAGTTTGGTATACCACCCAACTCACGCTCTGTCTTGGACAGATTGTTGTACAACTTGTCGGGTCGGTTGATACTGTATCCTCGGTAGCCCCTGTTCTTTAGGTGGTATAGCAATCGCGGTTTGTTGTTCTCCGCTAGCACCGGCATACCATAGAAAACCAATGCCATCAGCACATCCTCGAAGAATATCTCCGCCGTTGGTGGTCTCGATATATACTCTAGGAAGAACTCGTTGGTGGGAGCATTGTCCATGTGGTACTTGGTCAGCCCGTGTAACGCACCATTAGACCCACGCCCATCGACGGTGGCAGAGATATCGTATGAGTCACAACCGAACGAACCGAGATGCTCGTTGCCTGGGTACTTGATCCCATTGCGGGTGATCATGCTGTTTTGCATGTTAGAGTCGGGGACCCAACTCACCAAGAACCTGCCTCTATTGTCGGGGACGAATAGTACTTTGGTGTCCTTGATGCCATCCTTCCACATAAACGTCCCGCGTGTCACCGTGTGAGCCAACACTTGCGAGTCGTTGTAGTCAATCTGTTGGTAGATCTTGGTAAGGTTGAAGAGCGATGACTTGCTCTCATCACGGAATGCGTGTGACTCCGTGCGTGGGAACTGACGGTAGAATTCGTTCAACGAATCCGCATCGTTCTTGAGCGAAGCAACCTCCGCATCCCAATAGTCAATGGCTCCAATCTTGATCCAGTTGTTGTCAACCCCCTTTACCGGGTTGCTAGGAGTCCTAAACACAGGCATACCGAATCGATCGATAAAGCCCTCCATGTTCCACTCCATCGGAATAAACAGATTGTATAAGCCACTCTTAGTCTGTCCGTTAGCATTTCTA